TTTACTTCTTCTTGACTAGCTACTTGATATAGCTCATTACCCATATTTATACCAGCTAATTGTAATATTTTATTTATAAGATTATTTTCTTCTGAAGGATGTAGTTCAAAATCATTAGAAGCTCCTCCGTCATATAAAGCTTCATTATTTACTACTATATAACTCCACTCAGGCTTTGATGGTTTTTCAATGTAATTACATTTAACAGCAAAGTCATTACTCGCGTCTGAAATTATTTCGTTAGGATATAAATATATACGATTTTCTCTTTGAACGTACACAGGATTTTTTATTGTAGGTTTTAAAATTAAAGATTTTTTAGCTAAAATATATTCTTCGTTAGATACTTCTAAAACAGCTATATCTTCAAAAAATATACTACTTATTAAATATGGTCGCTGCACTCTTAATTGATGATAACCAGCTGTATTATAAGTTAATCCTTTTATTCTTTTAAATATACTTAATTTTTCATCTAATAAACTTAGCATATCAGAGTACTCTGTATCGTTACCTTTTACTCTTTCAAATTGATTTATATCATATATGTATTGTTCAAATATATCTAACTGAGCTTGATCAGAAAATAAATTAAATTCTTGAGGTGTTATATAACCTCTTTGCTCTTTGTTAGCTATTGCTAACACTTTTTGATATACTCTGTCTATACTTATTGCCATATTTTTTAATTGTAGTGTAATCGCCCCGTAGGGCGATCACCTCTACAGTTTGATTAATTATTTAATCGTTTTTCTATATTTGCATATATTTCCATACCTTCATCAGTTTTAAACCAATGTGCTAGAGCGGTATATGGATGTTCATCAAAAGGAACTGTCATAATAACCCTATCGTTAGAAGCCCATAAAAACTTTCTTTGATCTGAAGTTAATTTGATAATTTTAAGCTCAACGGCTTTTATACCAAAGTTTCTAAGTTGAACATTATCATCAGAAGCTAATTCTAAGAACAAAGCAGGGTTGTTTCTAGCAAACAACAACAAGTCTCTTTTAAGTTCTTTAGAACTCATCTTAGACACTTTAGAACCAATCTCAACTCTCATTATAGCTTCAGCTAAATCAATATCTAACTCTCTAGCCATTAATATTGCGTCTGCTTCCATTTCTAAAATATCTATTTGATTAGAAGCGTTAACCTCTGGTTTTTCTTCATAAAACAAAACGTTGTTATCAGGGTGATACAAAGAAAGTAGTTTTTGTAAAACTGTTTTTTCTTTTTCAACAATCAACATACCGTTTCTAAATATAATGTGAGATAATCTTTGATCACCTTTCATCTCATCAACAAACTGTGTTTTTTGATTTTCACAATATTTTAATTCTCTTTCATAACCTAGTTCTTCGTCAAACCAGTATATGTTTGCTGATCTAATAGATCTTGATAAAGGTTTTTTACCTCCTTTTAATCTGTATATTCTATTTTTTATTTCCCAACCATCGTTTGTTTTTTTATAAGTTGGTCCAGTTCTTTTTTGTTTTGGTGTTTCAACAACCGGTGTTTCAATAACTGGTGTTTCAACAACTTGTGGAGTTTCTTCAACTTCCACTTTTGTTTTCTTTTTTGCCATAATATAATATATAATAAAATTAATAAAATAAAGTCGAGGCCGAAGCCCCGACTTTTAAATAATGATTTACTTCATTAACATAAAGTTGTTAGCACCTTGAGTAACTAAACATCTTTCTGATAAGTAGTGTATCAGCATTGCATCTAAAGCAGATGTAGCAGCACCTACAGAACCAGTAACCCAAGTTTTCATTCTTCGGTCATCAGTTTGTGAAGCTCTAAATCTTACATGTAAGAAAGGTCTTTTCATGTTTTTACCTAGTTGCTCATCGTAAACTGAAGATACACCAGCTGGTATAACAACACCTCTGATAGCTGCGCTACCTGCTCTGTCATTAATACCACCTCTTGTAGCTTTGTCGTTTAAGTATCTGAAGTCAGATTTGTAGAAGTCATAAGAACCTCTTCTGAAACCAGAGAAACCTAAGTTTAATGCCATGTCTTCAGAGTTGTCGAATACACCGTAAGATGTACCACCAGCTCCATAAGAGTTCATTGAAGCTAACATATCGTCAATAGCTAAACTAGTAGCTCTGTTTACGAACATCATGTTTTCTTCAATAGCACCTTGCTTATCAAACTCAGCTAAGATTGCATCAAACTCAGCTAAATCAGTAGCAGCGTTAACACCAGTTATACCTGAAGTAACGTTACCTCTAGACTCAATAGCAGCGAATAAACCTTCAGTACCAGAACCATTAGCGCCAGAATCAGCAGACCCTCTAATTTGACCATCAGCAAAACCAATGATAGAATTAGCAGCTGTTTTCTCAGCTTCTAGCATAGTCATTTCTAAGTAATCAGTAAATCTAGCTCTTGTGTCACCTTCAGCTTTTAAGTACCATAAGTAACCGCTTTGTCCTTCTTCTCCAGAAATTTCAACCCAACCAATTCTAGACGCGTCAGATCCTGACACTGTGTAGTTATCTTTAATGATAATTGGTTTATTGTTGAAAGATTTAAACTGAGGCTCTAAAGCTGTTCTTTTTTCAGCACTGTGAGTACCTGTAAAGTCAGAATAAGATTGTCCTTTACCAAACTCAGAACCTACAACTAATAAAGTAGCAGTTCCATCAGCTAAAGTACTTAAAGCAGCTGTAGCGTAAGGCTCAACTGTAACTATGTCTGATTCTGGAGTTTCAACAACTAGTGCTTTAACTACAGTACCAGCCTGCGCTATTAACACCATGTCGTTAACTCTAATACCGTGATTGTTATCTGCTACACTTGTGTTTCCGTCAATATCAGAAACAACCTCAAACGTACCATTAGTATCACCGTCTACGTCTAAAGTACCGATATATGATAAATGTAATCTTGATTGTTCAGACCAGACAACTTGATCAGCTGTCATAGCCTCTTCAGCTCCTACTTGTGAAAGAAAGCCTGAAATTGTTCTTTTACCGAAAACTTCAGCTTCTTTCTCCATAAGATCTGGCACGTATTGTTGCGCCCAGCCTTGGTTTGCTGTTGACGCTAAATCTAAATAGTTTGATGCTAACGCTTGTTGCACTGGTGCAGCAACGCTATTCAACAAACTTCCTGCAGTAATTGCCATAATTTTGTAATTTTAAATTGTTATTTATTGTTTTTAATTCTAAACTTAAAATCATTAGAGTTATCACCTAATACCTTTACCTTTACACCTCCAGCTTCAACTTCACCAAAAGCTTGTCTTGGCGCCATATCAACGTTTTTAGATTTAGCTATACTTTCTTTTAAAGCATCAGCTTTACCTTGTTCATAAAAGTGTTTAGCAATAGCATCAGAGTTCATTGCCGTAAACAAAGACTTGTGATAACCCGCAGCATCTTCCATTTCATTATTTTTGTTCAAGAACTTCTTTACAAAATTATTAATGTCGCTTTGAGTTTCTTTTACCTCGTTTGTATTTTTAACATTAAACCTATATCTTTTATCACCAACATTATAATCAAAACCTTTAAAGTTTTTATTAAATAAGTTGTCAGTTTTTAATTTAAAAGTTTTAGTTTGTTGTTCTACAACTTTTTGATTCTCTTCTGATTCTTTGTTGTATCTATTAAAGAAGTTAACAGCTTTCTGTTGTTCAGAGGTCAACCTTGACCCGGCTTTAATTTCTTCATAGTATTTAGACTTTTGCCCGTCTAAGTGGCTTCTAGCGCTGGCAACTTGCTCTTTAAACGCTAGTTTTTTTCTTTTTATTTCTCTTTCAGTATTTTCTTCTTCATCGTATGAAAAAGAGTCTTCCATTAAAAAATTAATTTCTTCGTCTGTAAGATGTTTTTTAGTTTGTCTATAGTATTCTCTTAACACGCTATTGTCATCGTATTTACTATAATCTTGATTTAACCTAACATAATCTTCAACATCACCACCAGTCTCATTCATAAAATCCATGAGCTTTTGTATATTTTCTGGAAGTTCTTTACCTGTTTCTTCAGCTTCAGCTATAGCCTCTTTAGTTTCTTCAACTAGCTCTTCTGTTTGTTCTTCAACCTGTTCGTCTGTTACTTCTTCAATAACGGGTTGTTCATCTTGAACGCTATCGGGTTTTTCACTTTCTCCGGTAACTTCTTCAACGACTTTTTCGTTTTCTTCCTGAACCTCTCCGCTAGTTTCGGGTTTGTCGCGTACAGGAACCTCATCTGTGCTTTGCTCTGAAACGGCATTTTCTTCTTTTTTTGGTGGGTTATTTAAATCTACTTTGATGATATTATCATCTTTTGTTTCTTTTTTTGTACTAAGATCTACCTTAGTAACATTATCAGTAGCCTTTTCAGCTACTTTTTCTTTTTGTTTTTTAGCCATAATATAATATAATAATAATTAATAAATTTTATCTAGGATCAAATGTACCTAAATCAAAGTCTCCACTAAGTATATCATTACCTGCAGACTCAAAGTTTTTAGGTGGTTTATCACCTTTTCTTTGATCAATTAACTCACTTTGTTGAGTTGCTTGTATTCTTGTTCTTTCATCTTTACGATTTTCTTTTTCAGTTTCTTTTTGTTTTTGAGCGTCAACTTCTACGCTTCTTAACTGCATATTCATCTGAAACTCTAATTGCATTAGTTGTTTTTTGTATTCAACTTCTTGTGCTTGTTTTTGACTTTCAAGCTGCGCTTTAATTTGTTCTAGTTGAGCTTGCACTTGGGCATTAGCTTGGTTCTTTTGAACTTCAGCTTGAGCCGCAACTTGCTGCGCTTGAGCATTAGCTTGAGCTTGAGCCTGTATATTCATACGTTGAGCTATTTGATCTCTTTCTTGTTTCTTTTTTCTTCTAATTTTTAAAAGTTGATTAGCTAGTTTTACGTTTTTAATATCTCTTAAATCAATAGCGTCTTCAAGTTCTATGCTTTGTTGAGCTAAAGCTTGTTGTATATTGTTTTCTAATAAAGCTTTTTCTTCTTCATCTGGTGATAATTCTATAAATATACCAAAATCATACAAGTGTAAGTTAGACATTTCATCTAACGTAGCTACATTATGAGCGCCTATAGCTTGTATAAAAGCATCTTTTGTTGGTGAATATTCTATTATATCAGATATTCTAAGTGATAATTGCTCAGCTACTTCAGAAGTTAAAAACAAACCAGACTGCAGTATATGTCTTGTTGCAGTATTACTATTTGCTGCTGCTAATTTTTGAACACCTACTAAAGCGTTTTTATCAGGTAAACTACCATCTCTTGCTTCGTTAAGACCAGTTGTATCTCTAATCATCTGTAAGTAATAGTTGTAGTTTGCTATTAAAGCTTGTATTTTATTACCACCACTACCACTTGTTATCTCTTGCACTGGTACTTTACCAGGGTTCATATCACCTTCTGACGTTAACGATCTACCAATAACACTACCTGTTTGAAAAAACATATTTAACGCTTCTTGCGGATTGTAGTTAGTGCCATTACCTAAATCTATTTCAGCAAGACCATCGGCGTCTAAGTAAATACCATCTGGTATCATACGCTGCATGACTTGCTGTAATTTTAAATGAGTAAGCTGTATCATATCAGCAAAACCAGTGATACGTCTAACTAAACTCTCTACTTTACCTTTATACATACGAGGCGCTACAATTGAGTAATTCATTTTTACTTTATTGTAATCACTTTTAGGGCGCATCATATTTTTAGACAACTCCCATTTTAAAAGTTTATTGCTACCTAATATTAAAGCTCCTTCGTATAAAACTTCTATAGCTCTTTGTAATCTTGCAAAATTACCTTCTTTATCTTCTGGCGGATTAAAAGTATCATCTTTTTCTATAGCTTTTTCTGCGCCACTACCTGTTTCTTTTACTTTATAAACTTCGTTCATATATGTTTTATAATTAAAATATAAAACTTGAACTTTATTATTATCTATTTCTCTACGGTTAAAAGAGCCTTCGTTATAATTTGATTGACTGTAACTTTTATTTTTTACTATATCTTCTAAATCTTCTTGCTCTAAAAACGGAAACTCTTTAGCAAGTTCATTTACAGGTATAGACTTAACTTCACCAACATAATATAAATCTTCAAAATAAGGTGATTCTGTATACGAATAAACTAAATCTGCTGGATCAACATATTTAATAGTTACACCTTCAGAAGTATTAAACTCTGTTTTAACAGCACCAATACCTAGCACTGTTAAGTCGTAATAAAAACGTTTTTTAATTAACTCGTATCTATTACCTTCCATTAAAACATTTAAAGCTTGTTCTTCTGCTAGTTCTACAGCTTGCTTGTAAGTAAGTTGCATGTGTAATGCTAACTCTTCTTCAGACTCAGGTAAAGTTTCAGGATCATTTTCAGATATTTGAATACCAAAAGCTTGTTCAGTAAATTCATTTAAATCAACACTTCTCATGTCACCTAGTATAGACTCCATGTACTGAGTTCTTTTTTCTATACCATAAGGATCTTGTGAGTAAGCTTTTATATCGTAAGTACGTTCAGCTATACCGTTAACTACTATATCAACAAACTTAGGTATTATAGGTACAGGTTTCCAATCAAGATTTAAGTAGCTTAAGTCACCATTTATAGATAACTCATCTTTATACTTTTGTATTGACTGTTCACCTCTAGCGTATAATCTTAAATTATGATAATTGTTCTTGTTAGTTGTGTATCTAGTTTGATTATAGTCATTGTAAAACCACTCTGTTTCAATAGCTTTAGCAACTTTTAAACCATAGTCATAGCTTAACTTTTCAGCATCACTTACAACTTGACTTGGAAAATAACTTTTTATAACAGACTCTGCCATATATTTATTTTATTATTTTAGAATTATAACCAGTATTACTATATCTAGCTATGTTTATATTTAGTTTTTGTTTTTCAACATTTGGGTTTGGCGCGTACAAATGTCTGTTACAAGCCATAATAGCTAAACCACTACTAATTGTTGCATCAAACTTTGTACGTTTGTTTATATCAAACTTACCCCAATCGTTTAATGTTCTATTAAAGTACATACTTCCATAATCACCAGTTTGCATTTGGCCAACATGACCTTGTATATACATTTCCACTGCAGCTGCATGCGCTTGTTTTATATCTTCACTTGAATTAGGTATACCACCTATTTCTTTTTCAGCTGTTGACAGCTTGTTCCAAGACTTATCAGGACGATTCATACTATAACCTCTATAACCACGTCTTCGTAAATAGTATAATAATCTTGGTTTATTGTTTTCCGCGAGCAATGGCATACCGTAAAATACTAATGCCATTAATACATCTTCAAAAAATATATCAGCCGTTTGTGGTCTAGCTATATACTCTAGGAAAAAATGATTTGGTGGTGCGTCATCCATGCTAAATCTTGTTAGCCCATGTAAAGAACCTTTTGAACCTTTACCGTCTACAGTACCGCTAATATCGTAGCTGTCGCAGCCAAAAGCGCCCAAATGATCATTGCCAGGGTATTTGCTTCCATTTTTTAATTTAATTTTATTTTGTAAGTTTGACGGTGGTACCCAGCTGATATTAAATCTACCTTTTGGATCTGGATAAAATATTATTTGTGTGTCTTTTATACCGTTAACCCATTGAAAGTTACCTTTGTTTACTGGTGGTTTTACACCATCATTATAATCTATTTGTTCGTATATTCTAACTAAATTAAATATACTATTTTTTGCTTCATCTCTAAACGCGTGTTCTTCAGTTCTTGGAAACTGCCTGTAAAATTCGTTTAATGCGTCTTGATCATTTTTTAAACCATCAGCTTCGTTTTGCCAATGATCTATAATACCATAATCTATTAATTCACCGTCTGGTCCGTATACATCATCACTTGGACTATTAAAGACTGGATCTCCGTACTCATCAATAAATCCTTCGTAGTTCCACTCCATAGGGATAAAGAGAGAATAAAGGCCAGACTTTGTCTG